CATTCACATAGTAGATACGATGTATATTATTGTTAAGTAAACGTCAAATTAACTACAGATTTTGTAAGTTAGCTACTTATACAACATAAATAGCGTCATTTAATTGATTGGCCTCAATTTTTGGGGCCTTTTTTTCGTCTGGTGTTTTTGTTGTTTAGGAGGAGGGGGCATGGGCCATTTTCGCAAGCGAAAACCGGGCTCTATGGCTAAAGCCACCAAGCCAATTTCGCAAAACGCCCAAATTGTCTTGGCCCCAAGGGGTAACGATCCCTTGTCCGGGGGCCTGCTGTTTTTCGCCGCCTAACCATATCCCTAAGTTCAACGCCTTTCCGTGATCCTGCCAGGGTGACCGCTTCGCTTTTCTGGCTGCGTGGGGTATTCATAAAGCTTTGGGTTATTCCGCGCCCTTATTCCGCACTTCGTTTGAAAGGGCTTGAAACCCAAACCTTTACAAACCTTCCCCACACATCCAGAAATCCCCCAGGCCGGAACTCTCCAAGGCGGTGAACTCAGGGTAATGGTTTTTCAAAGCGGCAAAAAACAGCCGTCCGACCCCAGTAAGGGGGAGGGCGGGAATCTAGGGACAGGTTTGTTTAGGGGTCAAAAGGCAGCGGCCTTATACCACAATGTTTCACGTGAAACAATTAGGGAAAACGATCATGGCAATTTGCAAAAGTTACATTAGGAACCCGGACGCTTTACGGTTTCAAAAAGAGCTATTCGCCCGCACATTCGGGAAGCACTACACCGTACTTTCCCGCCTGATGCAGTGTGTTTGCCAGATCAAGGAAACCGCCCCAGCTTGGTGGACCGCCATGGCCAAGAAAGCCGCCGATCTGGTGAAGCACTGGAAGGCCGCACAGGTTTCGATTTTGGATTTTTTCGGCAATGCATCAATGAAAGGGTGAATCATGAACTACGACGAACTACCCGGCCTATGGGACAAATCAGATTTCCTTGGCGGAGAAACAGACCAACCTAAAAGATGGGTAATCGTGACCGACCCAGGAACCGATCAGCAAGACATTTGGAGCGAACACGCCACATTCAAAGAAGCCAAAAAGCAACAAAACAACGTGCCAGGACCATCTGACATCATGAAGCGAGAAGCGAATGGCACATTAACAACTGAATTCTAAAAAAAGGTAGACTCACATCATGGAACTTGAAATCTACAGCGCTTTTGTCAAAGCTGGCATCAATGAAACAGATGCCAAGAATGCCGTTGAGTCAATCTCTAGAGAGATTGACTCAAGGTACAAGCTGCACTCTGAGGCACTGGCAACGAAGGCCGATATTGCCTCAGTGAAAACCGAACTTGCAGAGGCAAAGATTGAAATCATCAAGTGGACTGTTGCAACCATGTTCGCAGCCGTGGCGCTTTTTGCGACGATTACGAAAATTTGGCATTGAGTTCTATTGGCCAATAGAAAAACCCGCATCGAGCGGGTTTTTTTGTGCCTGGCTAGCGTAACTTTGTTACGAATGCCGGCCTGTTTTTTGTAACTTTTGCGGCCGAAGGATCAGCGAAAAAAGGTGTCTCGATAGATCACCATGAGAACAAGGCAGGTGACAGCGGCCACGATGAAAGGAACCCAGCGCATCCGATCATCAGACATTGAAAAAGTGAAAAGCCGCCGACGCTTTGCGCTTCGTTCAATTCGCCGAATGTGTTCTTTGTGGTAGCCCCGATCTTGAAGACCCATGTTTTTTCCCCTACAGTGTGAGGGAAATTATCAGCTAAAAACTAAGGTCTATAGTGGTTTTGGGTAGCGGTGCGCGGGGAGGGTAGTCCTGTAGACCTGACACGTCAGCCACAGGCCGATCAGAGGCCAGGACAACGCGACATTCAGAAACGTCTGCCTTCACAACCTGCCCGGTTACGTCCTGACACCCGCAGCGATCAGCGACCATGACACAACCACGGGCTACCGGTGCCGCTACAGACACAGCCACAGGAGAAGAGGCCGGAGCAGTCGGACCTGAAGGCGCGATAGTTTTGGAAGTCGTCGTTTCAACAGAAACTAACATGCCATTTTCTATATATTGCTTTTTGCCATCATTAGGCATATTTTCCTGCGACTTAGACACCGATTGACCATGAATTCGGTCATTTATGCGAGCTTGAAGATTTGGAGCGAAATACACAACACCAGCGAGACCAGCAGCAATAAACCAAACCAAGCCCGGGAGCTTGCGTTTTTGTTTGGTGTGCAATTCGGCACTTTTGTAGAGTTTAAAAACTGACTTGTCGTAACGCCAGGGGCTTTTTGTAATGCTATTTTTGTATAGCAGTGATTTTGACGCGTGATCCCATTCATATACGACAGCCATATTCATATTGGCTACACGCCGAATATGAATATGTCTATCCACCAACCCCAATATGTGCCTGTCCACGTTCATGCAGTTTTGAGTCAGTAGGATGAAATCAACACCCATATGGCGATGAGTATCTAGCGCCTGCAAATCAGGAGGTATAGGCGCACCATTGGGACGCGGTGGCCAATACTTTTGAAATTCATCAAAACAAATCACAGAGCCGGGTTTGGCCCATGAAAGCCAGTTTCTAAGGCCGAGTGGGTTTCCTTTATAAAACCACGTTTTGCCGCCAACAATAACTGGCTCAATATCAAATGTTTTATCTTTACCAGGAAGCGTTGACGTGTTCACAGTATCCCAAACACCACCGCCGTCTATTAATTCATGATCTAATAATAAACCATTAATGTTTGAAAATATCGTGCGTAGAACTTTTTCTATCACACCATTTTCAAGCTGTTTATCAACACTGGTGCCAACGAGCTTACGAAGTAATTTGTCAATGGCGTAGAGGGTTTTTCCGGAGCCAGGGACGCCGGTTATGAGCGTGATTGACATACATCAACCCGGGTTCACGCCGAGTATTTTTGTGGCGTTTTGAATTTGCCACAACAAAAGGCGCGTAGACAAAGCGCCTACGATCATCCCAAGACCTTGACCACCACCGGCCAACAGAAATACGCTGAAAGTATCAGCTGATAAGCCACCAAGGCTACTAGTCAATTGAGCCTTTAATTGTGTAAAAATAACATCCATTCCGGTAATTGATATTACCGAAAAACCAATGGCCGTCAATATCTTTGATATTGCTGGAGAAAGTAAAGATAGTAACCATGTACCAAATTTCATTCTGGCCTACCCCCTGCGAAAATAATCATCAGTGCCGCAAAGCCTGACAACGCTAAAACTAGCGGCTTAACATACGTTGTAATTTTTTCGCAGTCCTCAGCCCACCGAACGACCTTTACCTGACCGACGCCATGGACAGTCATCACTTTGTCAGCTGGACATGAACCACCGCCAAAGCCGAGATTTTCAGCTTGATATGTAATATTCTTTTTGTCCTTTGGAATTTCATCGTCCGGCGTATCAAAGTCAAAATCCTGGCAAGCTACAGCCTTAGGATTCTTTTCGCAATCCGTTTTGTTATCTGTCGTTTCCGAAGCAACAGGCGTTTTTGTCGTCGTTGTAGTCGAAGTGACATTATTTGTGGTGTTATAGGTTTGGGTAACAGTGACGTTTGACGTGTTAGTAACAGTATCCCCACTGGTTTTAAAATTGTAGGTTGTCTTTTGGACGGTCTTACTTCCATCTGAATTTGTAGTTGTCGTTTCAGGACCATCTACGGATGAAGGGCCGGTAACCGTTGGTGCAGGCATTTTCAGATCAGCGCCTTTGCCCAATATCTCAGGTATAACGCGGCCATCTGGAGCAAACTGCGAATCCTTCATATAGGGAGCAATATCCGTCAAACTAGATTTAATCCATTTTGCAGATGAAGGGTCAACGCCTCTAGTCTGCAAACTAGCAGTGGCATTTTTAACCGTGCCGCTCAACGTATAGTGATAATAAACAACCGTGCCAACAACTTTATCCAATGTATACCCATAAGTCGGAAACTGCCGATTGTTGTAATTCATCAAATCCATTGCGGCAGCTACAGCCGTAGAGCGCCATGGTGCAGAAATACCATTGAATATATATTCATAACAAGGCGCTACCGTACAAACAGTCTCATCGGTACGCTCAATTTCGCCGGTCGTTGGATTAAAACGCCCACCAGCATGGGTGAACCAATCAAACAGAAACGGCGCAGCAAAAAGGGCTATCCCAACCGGCCCATTGGCTGCAGCCACAGCAGCATCAACAATATCACCTTTTGAAACGTTAAACCCGGCTTTAAACGGATAACTAACGCCGTTATAAGTGCCTAAACCATCAGCAAAAAACACCTCTCCATTTGCACCCATAGACATCGTAGAACCTGTCGCACTAGGAGCAACACCATAGTTTCCAGCTTGATACCAACCCGCTTCACTATTTGGCTTTATATTGCCAACGCCAGGAAAAGCCTTCACGTCTGCACCAAAGGATGCAGAGTTACCTGTTTTGTTTACGCCAATTTTTTGCAAGTCAGATAATTTGGCCGCATACGCTATTTGAAAATTATAAACAAGCCCAAAAAGAACAAAACTAATGGCGCGTATGTATTTATTAATTGATAATGCTCGAAAGTCATAATAGTTACTCTTTTTCATGATGATGATCAAATAATTGAATTAGTTTCTTACCACCAAAAATAACACACAATACAGGTAACGCCAAAAGAAAATAATCGTATGACAGAGACACACCGCCATCGTGCAAACAATCAGGCGTGCTAGGCCAGGGGCTTGATATAACTGTGCACGTACCCCCATTGGTACGTTTACATATTGTCATCTGTGATTCAGTGAAATCACTGGATACGCATTCAGCTGAATATACGTTTTCGCCTGACAGAGTATTAACATTGAAGTTTTGGCAGGCAGATAACCGAGCTTGTTCAATACTCGGATAACAGACATTTTGATAGAGCGCGCCCATATATATTCCGGTTATTTTCCAATGAATACCCCGAAGGGGGTATCCATCAGAAAGCAACCCGAATTACCGGATTAAATCCAGCCCAATTTGCGGCCCAGCTTCATCAGGCCCCAAATCACAACACCTGCACCCATGATCAGGCCAATGGCAGTGGTAGCGTCAGTCTGATACGTGGTAACAGCCTCTGACGTCGCCTTGGGAAGCTCAGCATGTGCGGAAGCAACAAAACCCAAAACCAAAGCAGGAACAGCGTAAACGATTTTCTTCATTTTGAAAACTCCAAAGTTAATGAAATGACCCGGAAGCCGAGCCGATAAATCCCGCACGCGAGATTTATAGACGGGCCTCATTCATCCTCGGAAACCATCGTTGATTGACATTCAGGACAGATAGTTTCGCCAACAATACCCATCCAGAATTCAACATCATCAGGATGATCTAATTCACCAGACGTCAACATATCGTTGACTGTATCTTCGGAAACAACGTCAAAATCATCGCCAATATGTCCACAAGAATTACAAGTAAACATGATCAGCCTTTTTTGAATCTTGAGACAAAACAGCGATATCTGACAATGGCTTGACGGATGAAATATCCAATGATGTAGATATATGCGCCGCCAAGAACTAATAAGGCGCTAGTTTGTGTAGTCATTTACAGTTCCCAATCTGTCGAGATCAATCAGGATGGCACGATCATCAGAATCAGCGTTATCTGCCAAGATTTGCGCGGCCATTTCGGGATCAGTCAAAACACCACCGCCAGAATCACGAAGTGACCTAGACCAGCGCGGATCACCACCATCCGCAGCCGGAACGAGAAAGCGCCCAGTCATCAGGCTTTGGATGATGTAGCGAGGCATGATCAGCCTTTGGCCGCTGCTGCTGGCTTAATGCCAATCAGGGTGATCTTTGGCGCATCTTTGCCCTGCGCATCTTTGCCCACGATCACATCAAATTCACAAAGAACCGGAATGCCACCGACAGGGAAGCTATGGGCCAGATGCGCCCATTTATCGAACTCGGAAGCATCGCCAAAGCGATAGGGCACCGTTACCGTGCCGATGGCCTTTTGCTCGCCTGTTTGACCGAATTCGGCGGGAAGGTAGAAAGTCGTAAACGAATATTTGTTTCCGTCAACTTCGCCCTTGGCGGCTTTGATGCCGAAAAGGGTGCTGGTGCTTTGCATTTTCATGGTGTGGTTTCCTATCGCCCGGGGTTAAGCAGCCTGGAGGAAATCGGGCATATTTCCGGCTGTAGAGATACGGAGACGCGCCGTTTCAAATTGCGATGCAATTTGGGACAGGGAAAACTTTTGAAGCCGACCGGGCAGCTTGGGAACGGAGACCACTTCCTCAAAGCTGGCGTAATCGAGGTACTGAAAAACAAGGGCAGCAGCAGGGCCAGCCGTGTTTTTGAACCAGTTCAAGACGCGAACGCATTCGGCTTGGATGGTTTCCACGGGTAGGCGAGGGGTGACAGGCACCTTTTGTGCAGATGCAACGGCATGGGCTTTAAGCAAAACGGCCTGATGCCAATCAGATGCACCCGCAAAAAATGAATCAGGGTTGCGTAACATGTCGGAGTCCAAAACGCGCAACTTGTTGCCATAACGCAGTTCAAACCGCAACCAATCAGAGTTCATCTTTTCGCCGAACAGCTGATCACCCTTTTCGTAAATATTGGTGATCTTTCCAGCCTCACGCGATCCGATGTAGACGGACCTGTCATGGCCGTTTTCCCAATCACCGACGAGGTTGAATTTTGGTTTTCTACCGCAGACATTGCAAAGACCTTGGCGATAGTCAGCGCGAACGGCGTCAACACCACCGTCATATCCGTCAAAAAAATCCAGGGCCAAATCGGCACGGGTCAGGACAGCTTGACAGGCATCAACAAGGCCAGCCATACGCAAATTCCAACCGGGCTGCGCAAAGGTGCAAGCCGTACCCGTGATGTTCGCGTGAATGGTTTTTGACTGGCTGTTTTGCCTTGGGCTTTCACTGGAAGCCAAGAAGCCGACCCAACAGACCTCAGTTTCATTGAGCATGACTGACCAACGAAACTTATAAAAATCCATGCCCTTGCGCTTTTCTGGCAAGACCTTGAAATCAGGGCCAAGGGCCATAGCAACCTGAACAGCCAACTCATGCGCCTGGGCAGCAGATTGATACTCCTCATCCTGGAGGGACCGAAGTTCTTTGATCAGGCGGGCATTTTTTTCGCGCAACTCATCGAGTGCATAAATGCTGGGGTCAAGGGTGTCAACAAATGGGAAAAGCACTTGCTCATCAGGGATAGGCGCATTTTTTAGAGGCATGGTGAACCGGACCCAATCGACATGGACCGTGTTGCCACTGATTGACCGTTCGGCCTCAATTCGGAGCTTGACGGTTTCACCGTCAACGACCAAGGGTGAACGGCTAGCCGCCTTTTGTGATTTGAAATGGCCGACTGTGCTGGAGGCTGTTTGCTTGGACATCAGAAAACCTTCACTCAGCGGATGCGGTAGGGTTTTTAGAAGTTCTCCCCGTATTACCAACGGGGTGCGCTTCGCGGGCCGCAGGCACGTGCATCGCAAGCTCAGCCCGGCCTGCGGCCCGCGCTGTTTCGACAACGCCACGGCGGTGTTTGATCTCAGCCAAAGCCGACTGGACGGCGAGGTAAGCCGCAGAGCGACGAGGTGATGAAAGATCAAGGCTCATGCCTTGATGAAGCAAACCAGTACGCATGGTGATCATGCGACCACCGCCGAAACATGCGAGTAGGCAGCGAAGCCGCCGCAGGCGTGAACCAGGGTCAAAACGCCGGTTTTGCTGACTCGATGGACTTTCAAGGACCGGCCATCTGTCAACGACACAGAAGAGCCTCGTTTCACGACTCGACCCGATAAATCGAGGTCTAAGCGCCTGACGGCGCTTGAACTCGATTGATCATTAAATTTTGCTGTTTGCATGGTGTCGGCCCTTTTGATAGACTACGTTCATGTTTTAGAAACTGTATCTTAAACATGAACGTACGCAAATGTATATGGAGCATGTACACCATGTCAAAAGAAATTCGAGTACCCGAGCATTTAGTTCAACTTTTGGATGCAGCAAGCAAAGCGGCTGGTAATGACAACCGCTTGGCAAAATCGCTAAAAGTTGGAAGATCAGCCGTCAGTAATTGGCGCCATGGAATACAAACCTGCCCAGTGGCAGATCAAGTTTTGATGGCTGAAATTGCAGGCTTCAAACCCGAAGAATGGGCAGCTCGCGCATTGGTCGCGCAGTACGAAGGAACGCCTAAGGGGGACCAGCTTTTTTTAGCGCTACGAAAGTTGTTGGTAGCGACTGGCGCGGCGGTCGCTTCATTTGGAGCAAGCGCACACCCGATTTTTTCGCATGATGGAATTTCGGGACTTGCGCAGTTTATACGATGTATAT